CTATATATAATCCTGCAGCCATGCCACGATTCTTTTCTGCGTTGGTCGCAGCAGAAAAAGCCCCCTTCTTCAAAGCCGCCTCTCTAATTTTACCAAGTTCTGCTACGTGTCTGTCGTAAGTAACTTCGTATTTTTTTAATTTCTCTTCTCGTAATGCACCTATGTATTGTACTACCAGTGGTGATAGTCTTGGATTCTGTAATTCTGACGCTTCAACTCTAGCTCTCTTTTCACTATAACCTGCAGCGATAGCTGCATCTGCTCCTGTAGTTCTACCTTCGTTGAATACTATGTATTCAGCAAATCTTTTCTGCATTTCTGTTAATCTTTTTGGAACTCCCATATTGACAATTTAAGGTAACTATCCTATATTGTCAATATGAAAGATGACCGAGGAGAACTAGATTTAACTAGACAGATTGAGGAAAAGGATAAACTCATACAGGAATTAAGAATGAATATGCGAGATTATATTATTATGCATCAGCAGGATAAAGAGTTATTGGCTGTAAAGATTAAAGAAGTTGATGAACTTACACGAGACAATAAATTACTTGCAAAACAAGTAGATGATATTTTGAATGTTAGAGGAGCGAGAAGTGTTAGTTAAAGATTTGCAACAGTTCTTGGGAACGTTTACCGATAAACTTAAAGGCAATGCCATCAGTCATGCTAGAATATATGTTGAGAAGGATGGCTTCTTAGAAGAGATTAAAAGAATGGAAGTGCAAGAGAATAGATTAATAGGTCAGTCTGGGTTGAGACTTGTGTTGAAGACTCAGAAAGAAAAGAAATTACATGTTGACGATAAATTAATGAAACCGTACTAGAAAGGAGTAAAAATGGAAATAACAAATGAACAAAGAAAACAACTTTTAGAATATTTATCTAGAAGACCTTATTCGGAAGTGTACTTATTAGTTGCTATGTTAGTTAGTTTAAAACCTAAATCTAATGGCAAAGAGAAAGACAAAGTTACCCCTAAAAATTAGTGGGTGCTGAGGCTAAATTATACAAAAAACTTAAAGCATATACTCCACAAATTATCTGGAATAGGATTGAAAACCTTAGCCTTCCTGGTATGCCTGATCTATTGGGGTATAATAATTCTGGCACATTTTTCACAGTTGAACTGAAAGTAACGAAGGGTAGAAAACTTCGATTTTCACCACACCAAATTGCATGGCATGTGCAACATCCTAACAATACATTTATCTTAGCCGAGGCCCTCGGTCCAAGATCCACGAATCGTTTTCAAATGTTCCGTGGTTCACGAATCATGGAGCTTGTCGCTTGTGGCTTGTCGCTTGACGCTTGCTGCTTGGGGCTTGAGGCTTGTCGCTTGGAGCTCGAATCAGCTTGAAGCTTGTCGCTTGCAGCTTGTAGCTTGACGCTTGTGACTGTGATGTCAGCATTACCTGGTACACCACCTGTTGAGTCACTTGTAGCTTGAAGCTTTCTTCTTTCCGCTCTCAACTCCGCGTAATGTTTGGGGTGTTTAAATTCGAACATCTTTTAATTTTACCTTTGTTATTCCTAAGGCCCTGAGCTGGCTGCTTGACAGCGTCCGGCCCTTGTTAATATTTAAAAATGATTCAGGGCGCATATAGTGCCCGTCCCTGGATCTATACATGAAAGTATATTTTGTTTTTCTAGTGTTTACCATATGATACATTTTTAATTGATTTTGTCCAACATTGTCTACACTCTTTACACTTACCGCCTTGCGATGGAGCCGGGCATGTTGCGCCCTTCGTAACTACACTTGACGTGTGAGTCCAGGCCGTTGGCGGTGGTCCGTCAATTTTGCTTCCTGATAATCTAATTATAAGATTGTCTGGTATGCTTGAGCCCGGAAGGGGTAAGTACTTACGCTCTTGTGTTGGCAGCCAGTGATTCGTATCAGGTGTTAACCTGCAAACTTCAAAAATTTTTTTCATATGATCAACTGACTGGACGTCTCCTGCATCATGCCATCTAAACCAGCGCTGCCTCTTAATTTGTGTAACCATTGCGGTGACCCATGAATCATGGACCAGGCTGGCCAGTCTATAGTACTGTGCTTTTTTAATTGCTGGATATCTTATATAATTTCCTTTTAGTGCATAGCATCCGAAGCACGGCGTGCCCGGGATCTTGCGCAGCTTGGCGCCTGTTTGGCATGCCCACGCTGGAAGGCTGTAGCTCAGGCCCGGCATTTTAGATGTCCGAGTCATTGAGCCAGTAATTTTTTGTGCTTCTGATACTTTCATACTTTCTAATTTCTTTTTAATTTATGATTGTGTCTTTTTTGTGGCGCTTGGGATCTTTACAGCTAATCAAAGATATTCCCGTTGGCGTTACCCGGATGCTTGAAGCTTGCCGCTTGGAGCTTGCAGCTTGGCGCTTCCGGCCGGCCGCCTTTTTCTTTTTCAACTTCAGGTTGTGCCGGGCTCGCTCTGCAGCGAGCCCAGTATTCCAGATTATATTTTTATACATGTTCAACTGGTAACCAGTTGTCATCTCTAAAAACTTTTAGTACTTCCTTTGTATAGATGGATCCGATCTCATCGAAGAGTCCAACTTCGGAACCTTTAACGTCGACTAGTAACGTGCTGCGGATGCCCCGACCTACAATTGGAGACTCCATCACGATGCCAGACACTGGAGGCTGTGAGCCCATGTGACTGTGCAGGATCTTATCACCCTTCTTTATTTCTTTTATGTTCATGACTTATCCTTGGTTCGTGGTTCCATATCTTTTTTAACAAGACGTAGAATTTCTTCTATTGCATCCGCTATTCTTTTTAGTTGTGTTGTATCCATATTTATTCCTTTCTAAACTACTCCTATAGTATCCTTCAGTCACTGTCAAGCTTGGAGCTTGCAGCTTGAGGCTTCTTTTTTTTATTCTTCAACTTCAGGTTGTGCCGGGCTCGCTCTGCAGCGAGCCCAGTATTCCAGACTGTATTCATTATTTTCCTCTCTGGTTATTGTACCAGGTTTTAATATCTTTTAATATTTGATCATGATCCATGGCTGGCACATCATCCTCACCAGTTCCAACATCAGGACGTGAGTTGTGTATCTTACACACCGCCGCCAGGGCTTCCAGTGCATCGCCATAATTAAGGTGTTGCACCAGCTCACATACTGTATCTTTAGTTTTTTTAAATATTGGATTTGGTTTTATTTTATCTGCTTCAATCGTTATCATTATTTATTCCTTTCAAATTCATCCTACAACATCCTTCAGGTCCTGTCAAGCTTGATGCTTGGAGCTTGAAGCTTGCAGCTTTTTTCTTATTCAACTTCAGGTTGAATTTTTCAACCACAGGTTGTATTTCATATAACCAGCGCGCTTCCTGATCAGGGACTCCAGCTGCGCTGGCAAAACTCCACCTATAAAGAGGGTCGCCAAAGGCATACCTTATGTTAGGCTGTTTATCATTCCTGATCCCAGATCCAACTTCGTATTGTGGTGATCAACCCACGATTGTCCATTGGATCAGGGATCAGTGCCACTATGAGAGTGACACTTGTTAATCTCTCACACTGATCCCAGATCCTTGATCGCAGGTTTTTACACCCTAGGTCTTGACGCGCCGTTATCTAGAATCGGTTTCATAATAGCGCCTAGAACTACAGCTATTACAATACGCCCCCGATAATACCCACCAAGGATCAGGGATCAGTTCTGGCTATGCAAGTGCGCATAAATGCATATTGAACACAACCAGAAGTTGTCCCATTAATTAGAGGCGTACAACCTATTCGAACATCAGTTCTCATACATAATTAATATATCCAACATAATGCTTGACAATAGGTTTGTCAAGTGATAAATTAAGAATAATTAACGAAAGGTAAAAATGCAAACAAATAAAAAAACAATAGCAGATGAAATGTTCGATAGTGCAAACATGATTAACAATGTATCAAGAACAGCAAATCTATATGGTAAATTATTTGCAATTAAAGATATGCAAATCTATTTACTTAAAGAAGAAAAACTGATAAATGAAGAAATAGAAAGATGTAAAGGTCTTGAAAAACGAAAAGAAAGGAAAAAAGATGAGTAAAATAAGAATGAATACCGAATTTAGAAATAAGATT